ATGACCTCCTTATTAAAAACCCCTCAAGAGTCTCCCTCTCAAGAGCATCGTCCATACATTGGAAAAATACTACTCCAAAAAGAACTACCCTTAGAGTTATCTACACATTTTACGAAAATCCCTTCTATCAAAAGAAAGCTTTTATATAATGAATGTCAACGATGTGGAAATCAAAAACGATTCTTATTTGGGATAATTCCATGTGCAAAATGTCATCAGACACATTTATATTGTAGAAACTGTATTGAGATGGGACGAGTCTTGGAATGTGAATCCTTATTTTGTTGGACTGGTGAAGCTCCCAAGTGGACATGTTATGATGCACCATTAAGTTGGCGAGGAACTCTAACTAGTGCTCAGCAAACTGCCTCTAATAAACTAGTTGAAGTAATAAATGAAGGAAAAAAGGAATTTTTAATTTGGGCTGTTTGACTAGCCAACCATGAAAACGGAAAAGAGGACATTAAAATGCCCATACAATTTCAATGTCCTCTCCGTTAATCATTATTTGATTGATAAGTTTTTGAACGGCTGCTTGTTTTGTGTTAAAGTCTGCATCCTTTAGATTAATAACTAGATCATGTATCTCTTCCGCTGATATTCCTTTTTCAGCGGTTTCTTCTTTTTGACGTTGAATTAAACTTTCTTTCTCTGCATTAAGGATGTCTACCTGTTTGTCAAGGGTTTCTATTTCAAACTTACCTGAAGCATATAAACCTAAAATACGTTCAATCTTTTCATTAATTTTGTTTAGTTGAGCTTTATAATTTATTTTTGGCTTTGCATCTTCTTCATTTACTTTACCAACGGTCAAAAATTGCAGTTCTTCTATAATTATCTTCTCTAACTTTTTTCCATTCCAAGTTTTATTCATGCATTTTTCCGGATACTCCGATGGAAATCTTCTAGCTCTACAGATGTAGTAACGATATTTGCCATGTTTCTTGCTATTAGTAGTATAAGTCATATAGGGTTCGCCACAACAAGAGCATGTGATTAATCCAGACAATAAGCTCTCTTTTGCTTTATGTGCATTGTGTCCCTTATGTCTTTCCAGTAATGTCTGGACTCGATTAAACTGTTCCTCGGTTATGATTGGTTCATGAACTCCTTTATAATTTTCTCCTGCAAAGCTCACGTAACCGATATACAGTTTATTGGACAATATGTCTCGGTACCTTCTAAAACGCCACACAGGGTATCCTAGGAGCTTTAATTCGTTTTGAACTTTTGTAATGGAGTGGTATTGCTCGTAGAGGGCAAAAGTTTTCTGTATGTGGTCTTTTTCATCTGATTTAATAATAAGTTTTCCTTCTTCTCGTTTATATCCAGCGGGGTCATAATCTCCTCCCATTGCTGCATAACCTTCCTGGGCTCTCTTAATATGGCCATTCCGCATTCTTTCAGCAATGTTTTCTCTTTCTAATTGGGCAAATACGGAAAGGATCCCTATCATTGCTCTTCCAAAAGGGGATGAAGTATCAAGTGTTTCGGTGATAGAAACAAACTCCACTTCATTTTTCAAGAAATTATCTTCAATCAATTCCATTGTGTCTCGCTGAGACCTTGATAAACGATCCAACTTATATACGATTACAACATCAAAGTTTCTTATCTCTCTTAGCATTCGTTGCAATTCTGGTCTGTCCATATTAGATCCACTATACCCGCCATCTATGTAAAAATCGTGTATATCCCAACCTTTTGACTTACAATAGGCTTCTAAACGCTCCTTCTGAGTTGGGATACTGTAGTTCTCTATTTGTTCTTTAGTAGATACACGAATATATAGCGCTGCTTTCAATTAGTATCCCTCCCTTAATATTGTTTAAAAGCTCCGATAACTTTTCCGATAATATTTACTTCTGTATTTTCTAAGTTTATTGCTTCTGGATAAAAGGATTCATCATTACTCATAGGTATAAGTGTAAGTATGTTATCTTTTCTATTTATTTTCTTTACAGTAGCCTCATCACCGTTTACAAGGACGGCTGCTATTTCTCCGTTTTCTACCTGTACTCCTCTTTCAACAAGTACGAAACTACCGTTTGTGAATTCCCTATTCATGCTTTCGCCCTTAATTTCAAGATAGAAAACATTTCTATTTTGTAGTTTCATCATAGGTGGAGCTGGAGCGTAACCTAAAATATTTTGTTGGGCCAGTATTGGTTCTCCAGCTGCAATTGTTCCGAGTATAGGAATCTGCAAAAGATGATTAGCTTTAAATTCTACTTCATAAGTTTTGCCGTTCTCCCGTACAATCATGTCCGGCTCATTACCAAAAACCCTATCAATATCAACTTGGTATACTTCAGATAGTTTCTGAATCATATCCAAGCCTGGTTTCCTTTTTTCATTCTCATAATTGCTATAAGTTTGTTTCGTCACCCCAAGCTTTTTTGCAACATCTTCTTGAGTCCATCCCTCTAAATCTCTTAACTCTTTTAATTTTTTACCATACATTATTCTCGTCCTCCCCTTTGACATCTATAATAAGGATACTTTTGACTATTGTCAACAGAAAGGCGACAAAATAGGACAAATTAATCATAAATTAGTTGTTTTAAATGTAAATTTATAGTTGACATCAGCACAGCGTTGATTTATATTTAAGTCAACGGATAGGCGACAACCTATTATAATAAGAATATTTGATAGAAAGTTGAGGTGTTCATGATTGAATGAATCTTTAGTGTCTCAAAGGAAAGAAAAAGGATTAACGCAACAAGAAATGGCTGATGAAGTCGGTGTATCCCGCCAGTACTATAATGATATTGAAAATGGTAAGCGACAGCCTTCCGTTACTATTGCAAAGAAGATTGGTGAAGTCCTAGAAGTTGAGTGGACCATTTTTTTTACAAACTAAGTCAACGATACGTTGACTATAGTCAAAAAATAGGGGTGAAGCGGATGACTAAACAAGAGAAGAAGGAACAGCTTTTTAAAGAAATGGTTGCAGATCTGCTGAAAGAGAAGAAAGATGACTCTAAAAATAACAAGCATTGAATTAGACGGGCATCAGATTCCAGTTCCTTCGGGATTAAGCGAGATATTATCCAACGGAAATGGTTGGGAAAAAAAGCAAAAAGAATTACACGTTGGTTATTCCCGGGAAGTGGTGAAACGGGATGGGAAACTAATTACAGTTTTGAGGAAGAGGTGAAACAAATTGAATGGCTCATTGAAAATTTTTAAGGCTCGTTACGAAAGAATTATGAAAATGGATCCTGCCAAAAGAATAGCTCCAGCTGAAAGACTTATGAAGGATATGGAAGAAGTATTCGAGATTCCTTTTAGTGTTAATCCGAAATGGGAAAAGGAAAATCCAGAGGTGATTGCTCTGTATGAAAAAGTAAATTTAGAGGCGATTTAGGTGATTGATTTGGAAATTAATTAAAGTGAGGTGAATAAAATGAATCCAATTACAAAGGTATTTGAGGGGCATCAATTAAGAATTATTGAAAGAAATAACGAACCTTGGTTTGTTGCTAAGGATGTTTGCAATATTCTCGGGATATTAAATCCAACTGATACCTTAAAAAGATTAGAAGAAAATGAACGGGCTAGATTCAATCTAGGTCGTCAAGGTGCAGCAAATATCGTAAATGAATCCGGGTTATATGAACTTATTTTTGCCAGTAGAAAAGCAGAAGCAAAGGAATTCAAAAATTGGATCAAACGTGATGTTCTTCCTTCAATAAGAAAACACAGTGCATACATAACACCTGAGAAGATTGAAGAAGTGCTTTTAAATCCTGATACATTGATTCAACTTGCAACCCGTCTTAAAGAAGAACAGCAAAAGAGGAGACGAGCTGAGCAACTCATCGAACATCAAAAACCAAAAGTGTTATTTGCTGAAGCTGTTGAAACTTCAAGTTCTTCTGTATTGATTGGTGAACTATCGAAGATACTTAGACAAAATGGTGTAGATATTGGTCAAAATAGGCTTTTTGAATGGCTTAGAAAAAATGGTTACCTAATTCGCCAACATGGTGAATCTTATAATCTACCAACTCAACGAAGTATGGACCAAGGATTATTCGAAATTAAAAAGCGCACCATTAACAATCCTAATGGTTCAATACGCACAACTAGAACTCCAAAGGTTACTGGAAAAGGGCAAATATATTTTGTGCAAAAGTTTCTTGAGGAAAGTGAGGTAGTTTCATGAAGCAACTATTCTTACCAGAACACCAAGATAAAGCAGATAAAGAATTAGATTGTTACGGTTACTTGTTAATAAACTCAATCGGATTATTTTCACATGCGGATTTTGAAAAGGCAGCTGCATATCACGAAAACATTGCTAGATCATTAAAAGAATTAGGGCGCATGAAGGAAGTTAAAGAAAAGCACGATAGGGATTGGCTTAAATACAAGCAAATCGAAGGAGAGCAGCAACAAAAGAAACTTCTCTTTCATATGCAGGTGAATATTTATGAGTAAGAAGTTTGTTGAATTTTATAGGGAAGCAACTAATCCGAATGGCTTTGTTTTTCCAGTAGCGTGGTTAATTGTAGCGATAGTAGTAATTTTTAATATTTGAAAAGGAGTGAATTTTAGTTGTATAAATCAATAACGCTTACTAAGTTTGAAAAACGGGATTATTGTCAGTTGGGAGAATACCAAATAGAACCAATAAAAAAGGAAGTTGAACATATCGTAAATAAACTAAATGAAGGGATGAAAAAAGGAAAAGATTTTTTCGGAATATATATGCAAAGCTATGACAATAGATTAGATGGAATTAGAAGTATATGTTCAATGATTGGGATTCGTTTAGTGATTGATTATGAAGAAGAACAGCAAAAAAGGGCAAAAAAATAACTCACGCGGCAACGTGAGCAATAAAACATCTAACTATAGTTTACTTTAATTTCCTCGATATAACAAGTAAAACAGGGAGGAAAACCATGAATCAAACTATGATTTATGACTACCTGGGATTTGAAACTGATCCAATGTATTTAAAGCTTAAACAACTCAAAAAAGGGCAAAGAACTAGCCTAGGTAGTCTTACCATTTTATTAAATAATTCAGGCCTATACGAGGTCGTTACAGATGATTTACATGATGCATTCATCAACATTAAGGAATGCTATAAGTTTTTAAAAAATGTATTTGGAGATAACCAATGCTAGTACCATATAAAGTTTTGCTTCCTAAACGCATATTCAAGAAAGCAAAAAGCGAACAAGAGGTACAAGCTCTTACTAAAGAGTATATGCAGCGTTATCCCCATTATTCCTTAATTGACATAGAAAATGGTTTTGCGATTTGTGAAAGAAACAATTCATTACAGGAGGGTAATCATGGCAAAGTATAGAATGGTTCACACGGAGTTTTGGGACGATCCTAAGGTAGTAGAGGAAATGACACCAGAGGACAAGTTGTTTTTCCTTTATCTCCTTACAAATGCTAATACTACTCAAATTGGTATTTATCAGATTACAAAAAAGCAAATGGCATTTGATACAGGATATTCGATTGAGAGCATCAATTCACTTCTAGACCGATTTATTAATCATCACAGCATTATTCGGTATAACCCAGACACTAGAGAAATTGCCATAAAAAATTGGGGTAAATACAACCTTAATCGAGGTGGAAAACCCGTTATTGATTGCGTTCGTTCTGAGTTGAAAGACGTGAAAGATGAATCGTTTATCCAATTTGTCGGAAGCCACATTGAACGAAATGAAATTAAAGAAATTTACGATACGTACCACGACTCGCCCACGACAAGGGGACAAAAAGAAAAAGAAAAAGAAAAAGAAAAAGAAAAAAAAGACTATACGGCAAAAATCAAAGATTTATTGCCGGTCTTTTCCCAAATCAATAATTTTAATCAATTAAGCAAAAAATATTGGGATGTTATCAGAGAAACTAGAAAAACAGGTAAGGTATCTGAAAGTGTTATTTACAGCACCATGGTTAAATGGCAAAAATACAATCCCTTTGTTATCGAATATGCTCTAAAAGCACATATCGATTTACATCGTGGCAAAAAAGAAGAGTACACAATCGGAATAATGCGCAATACGAGCAAGGATGAAGCAAAAGAAAGGTTAAATCTAAATAACATGATACCTTTCAGACCAAAGAAAGCTTCTGGAGATGTTGATTGGGAAAACCTGTAAGGAGGGAGTTATGAATGGATCGCAAACAAGTAATTGAATTATTCAAGTTGCTTAAAAGTGTATACCCTTCATTCGAAGTTTCAACTCCTAAGGTCGATAGTTGGACAAGACTTATGAGAAAGATGGATTTTGTGCGAGTGATGGAAAAAGCTGAACAACATTCACTAGAAAACAAGTTCCCACCAACTATTGCCGAGATTGCTGCATATGCACCCGAAAAGAATGAACATCTTGAAAAAATGCGCCAATGGGAAATTGAAGCAGCACAAGTACCCGAATCTACTAAACTACAATTTCGGGAACAAATGATAAAACTCATTCAGGAGAAAAGCAAATGATTCATCATTTGGAGGCAGAGCAGGCAGTTATAGGAACGGTATTACTAGAAGGGGCACTTTTTCAAAATCTAACACTTGAAGCAAAACACTTTTACAGTATCAAACACCAAAAGATATTCGACTCTATGAGAATTGTATCAGAAAAACAACAGGAAATTAACGTAGTTACTGTTGTAACGGTGTTAGAAAAAGATGTAGATGAAATCGGCGGAGTTTCTTACTTATCACAATTAGCTGGATCAGTTCCAAGCACAGAAGGATTAAAGGATTATGAAAGTGCAGTATTTGAGGCATATCGAAATAGAGAAACTAGTAAACTAGCAATTCAATATTCAGAGAACCCTAGTGATGAATCATTGCACAAGTTACTCACTCAACTAGAAAAAGTGAAGGACATTGGAATTTTTAATCAAGAAAAGACAACAAAAGATATCTTGTTAGACATCGCAGAAAAGATGGCATTGCCTCCGGAAGAGTCTAAAAGAGGATTTCAAACAGGTTATACCGACTTCGACAATATGACTGGTGGATTACAACCAACGGACTTGATTATCATCGCAGCTAGACCATCGGTGGGAAAAACAGCATTCGCATTAAATATTGCTTCTGGTCATTGTGAAAATGGCGGAACATCGCACATATTTAGCTTAGAAATGGGTGCTGAACAACTACTCCAACGCATCATATCAGCAGAAGCAAATGTTGATGGTCAAAAGTGGCGAACTATGAATTTTTCAAATGAGGATTATTCTAATTCCATGAATGCAATTGGAATTATCTCTAATTGGAATTTACACACCTATGAAGAAGAAAGGTCCATTAACCAAATTAAGGCATCTATTCGAAAAGCTGTTCAAAATGCTCCAGATGAACGCCACCTTGTGATTATCGATTACTTGCAGCTAATCACATCTACGGGACGTTATGAGCGCAGAGACTTAGAGGTTGGATCCATGACAAGGGATTTAAAACTTCTAGCAAAAGAACTAAACACACCAATTGTTTTACTTTCCCAATTATCCAGAGGGGTAGAACAACGCCAAGATAAACGCCCAATGATGTCTGACCTAAGAGAATCTGGAAACATTGAACAAGATGCAGATGTAGTTGGGTTTTTATATCGAGATGATTACTACAACAAAGAATCAGAAAAGCAAAACATTATTGAAATTATTCTTTCCAAACAACGTAATGGTCCTACCGGAACTGTAGAATTAGCGTTTCTGAAAGAATACGGGAAGTTTGTAAATCTAGCTAGATGGTATGACGGAGATGGCACGAAGGGATAGTAAGAACATTTGCTTATAGGAGGGGTAAAGGTGGAAAAAGTACCAGTAATGGTTTTTCAAAACAAAGAAAATAAAGACCGTTATCTAGCAAACGGACCAGATAACGGAGATTGGTCAGACGAAAATCTTGATGTGCTGTCAGAAGATATTGAATGCGCAATGATGTTTTGGAGAAATGACCGTCAAAAGCCTACAGATGAGGATTTAGAAGAGTTAAAACAAGAGAGTATTAATCACAAGAAAAATATGATTGCAAGATTTGGTGATAGCGCTGTAATAAGCTTCGATGTTGAAGAATGGCTGAAACACTATACTCCAGTGAATATTGAAATCACGAAAGAACAGTTTAATAAAGCTAGGGAACTAGATTGAAAACAATCCGCCTAAAACGCAAAATAGAGCGATTTTATACAGACGGAATTACGTTAGTATTTGCTTTGTATGAAGATGTTGATGGTTTTATTCATTTTAAAAATTGCTTTGCAGATACAGAAAAAGAGCAATTAGTAGAATCACAATTTCATAAAGAATATCGGGAAGTGGAGGGGTAAAGGTGACTGAACAGGAGAGGTTGGAAGATATTAGACACCAAACAATGATTGATAATCATGGAGTACACCCAGGGGCGCATTTATCTAAGGTGGATTGGGATTATTTAATCCAACAAGCAGAAGAAAAGGTTATTTTAGAACAAAAAGTGAAGGATTTGGAAGAACAATTTTCATTCTCGGAAAAGTTTGTAGATAAGAAATACCAAAGACTAGAAGAAGAAAAGATACAGATGGAAGAACGTATCGAAAAATTGGAAGAAGAGTTGTATGAATTGAATGAATCAGCAATCGAAATACAAAATGACTTTTTAGATACGAATGGTGAGAAAAATAGTTTGTTGGAAGAAAATCAACGCTACAAACAGGCTTTGGAATCTATTAAAAAACCTACTTCGGAAAATGATTCGACTTATGCTCTTAGCCGAATTGCACTGAGAGCCCTAAAAGGTGATTCCAATGCCTAGAACATTCACCAAAAATGAGCGGTACCGTCCAGTGGTCACGATTAAGAAATTAAAAGGAAAGCTTCCAACCGTGCTTGAAGTTAGCGGAAGAAGGTATGTGTTAGAGCCAGAAGGAAAACGTAGGTGATACCAGTGGCAAATCACTTACCTAAAATGCAAAAAGAGTGGGCGGTATATGCCGGGGACGAGTTCTTGTTTATCGGCACTACTAAAGAATGCGCTGAACGTCTAGGGGTTTCGATTAATACCGTTCGATTTTACGGAACCCCGGCGCATCTTAGAAGAGTGGAGAAACAGAAGAAGACGGATGCTATTGTTCTGGTGGATTTGGGGATTGAGGGTGAGTGAATGAATCGTGAGGAAATGAAAGAAATAATGCTTAATACGTTTTACGAATCATCTTATCAACACTACATCGAAAAGGGTTGGTTAGTGCCTGGAGACTTCGATTCTTTTAAAAACTCAGTCTACCGAATGCACAAAGACTCAGCTAGATCCTTTAGCTATAACAATAAATTATTATCGGTTGACTTTGCTGCTGGAAGTGGTTGCAAGGTTGGTTGTCCAACTGATGAAAAACAAATAACTGTCTATTTTGAAAGCGATGGTAAGTATGCGTTTGAAAAGTTTACTTTTGCTGATTTTGTTAAATCAATGTGGAAACGATTGAACGGAAAAGAAGAACAGTTAAGTCTTTTTTGAACCAAAATGCGACACAAAGAAGGTGGAATTTTTGAATAATCAATGTAATGAATGTGGGTATCAGTATAACAAAGATTACGAGGTTAAATGCCCATTATGCAAGAACCAAAATGCGACATAAAAAGGTAGGTGAAGTAATTGAATATTTTAGAACAAAAAATTGTCACCACAAGGAAAGACCATCATTGTTTTGGTTGTGCAAGAAAAGTATTTAAAGGCTCTAAAATGCAAGCCATAACAACTGTTGATGGTGGAGATATATCAAGAAATTATTGGTGTGCTACTTGCCAAGAATACTGGAGTAGATATATGCAAGATGGTGACTTAATAGGTTACGGAGAACTTAAAAGCGAAGATAGTGAACGTTGGGAAGCATTAAGAAACGAATTAGAAATTGATTTTAGCTAATGTCGCATTCCGGAGAAACAATTGAGACAAAATGCGAAGTAAGGGAGAGAAACAAATGTATTCAATTTATACAAACTATGAAACCAAGGATTTACATGATTTTATGAAAAATGGTGAAGTAGCAAATACGACATATCTTGGAGAGTTAAATAAACGCCCAGATATTTACGACAAATTGAATTTTAATGGAAAAACTTACGTTGCAAGTGTGATTAATGATGAAAAGAAAATAGCTTTTGTTGAGGAAACAAAGGTATTAGAAGAAGGAACAAAGTTTGAATATGAGACAGATGCAATTTGTCCGTATTGTGGCTCTGAACAATCGGATAGTTGGGAACTATCTGGTGATGATGGAGAGGAAAAAGAAACAGAATGTGGTAGTTGTGGTGAGGAATTTAAGTATATTAGAAGCATCGAGGTAACTTACTCAACTTATCAAAAGTAACGCGCAGTTCGGAGATAATCTGTTTTGAGAAAAACTATGCAGTAGGAGGGTGGTAATAATGGTTTCTCATAAGTGTGTCATGTGTAAAAAGGAAATTAACGTTGATTACTTTAAAGATTATGAATTTGATGATGATGGGGAAATGTGGTGTGCTTCTTGTTTTGAACAAGAATCAGACACTGGAGAAGTTTATTGAGAGAAAATGCGTAGTAAGGAAAGGAGAACGAAAATGAATCTAGAGTTAGTGAAAAGTTTTATGAAAATTGTTCAAACTCATTCGCCAAATTGTTTTATCAACCACAATTTTGAAATAATTATCGAACCTAGAAACAACATTTATTTCAGACTGGAAGATGTGGAAACTGAAACGGAACTAAAATGCAAAGTACTTGCGTGGCTATCAAGACCAAGTTGCAAAGGGGTTAGTAACTATTGGCAAAAGCGAATTAGAGCCATTGTAAATGACTTTCTAGAAAAAGATTTTAGTTGGGAAGAAATGATGGAGATATACACTTACTTAGGAAATGATTGCAACAGACAAAAGACTATTAAGTTCATTGAATCTAATTATGATTTTAATGTTCTTACCGCATAGTTCGGATAAAAAGCGAAGGAGGGAATGAAAATGAAAGTATTTCGATTAAACGAATACGATTGGATTTACGCAGAAAGCGAAGAACAAGCTCTTGAGTGGTACTTGGAGCAAACAGGCTTAGACAAAGAAGAAGCATATGATGACCATTACTTTGAAGAAATTGACCCTAACGTTGGAACGACATTAGTTCATATTGACGATCTAACACTTAAAGAGCTGCAAATGACTCAAGAAATGATTAGGCAAGGAAATAATCTGTTGGCTAGAAAAACATATGCCCAGGTAATCGAAAGTGAAAATCTTACAGCACCTTGCATTATTGCTTCAACAGAATATTAGGGGGGTAAATCTATGAATCTACAATATTTATTTGAAATACAAGCTGGATTAGATGCACATATCGAAGAAGAACATCCTAGACAAGAGGGTGAGGATAGACTCGCTAAGAAAATTCTTGCTTTACAAGTGGAATTAGGCGAGTTAGCGAATGAGTGGCGAGGGTTTAAGTTTTGGAAGGTTAATCAACAACCGGTTACATTTAGGCAATGTGACCGTTGTAATGGATTAGGGTGGTATTACATTCCGGTGAAAAACACTAATCAACATTTAGGTGATAAAGCCACTTGTGATTGTGTAGAAAACCCAAGTAACCCACTCCTTGAAGAATACGTGGATTGCTTACACTTTATATTGAGTATTGGGTTGGAATTGGGTATAAGAGAAATTCCGTTTAGAAAAATCTCTCGAACAGATTTGGTTTTTGTATTTAGTGAGTTATTCGAGATAGCTAGCAAATTAAGAAATGTCCACACAAGAAGAAGTGAATATCAGTGGTTGATTAGTGAGTTCGTTAAATTAGGCGAAATGTTAGACTTCACATGGGAACAAATCGAACAAGCATATCTTGAGAAAAATAAGGTGAATCATGAACGGCAGGTGAATGGATATTGAAAACACTCGAATCTATAGACCAGAGCTTACGCGAAACAGAAGTAGAAGCAAGGAAAAACTATTTGATTCGACAACTTAGATTTCTCGGTTTAGAACTTTCCATAGATGGTAGAATGCTAGAAGATTTGTCCTTGTATACGTTGGAATGGATGCATGTGGAAGAAAAGAATAAGGCTGCAAAAGCATTTGGAGATGTACATAATGAATAAAAAACACTTAGAAGACTCCATACATGTATTTCAAGTTATTGCCAAAGAACAAGAGGAAAAGGGTATTGTCAAATACGGCAAGCCATTGGATCCACTAGATGATTATGACTGGTTAGATATGGCTGCAGAAGAATTAGTGGATGGCTTTAAATATTTAGTCGCTGAGAAAAAGAATCGTCAACACATTGTGAATCGTATTCGTGAATTAATCATGTTACAAGAATCTGGATGGATTAAAGAAGAGATTAATAGTCTCTTAGATATGTTAGAGGGAGGGACCAAGAAATGAAACAATGCAAATTATGCAAAACAAAGCCACAGAACTACAGAAGTTGCTTATGTGATTCTTGTTTAAAACAAGCAATAAAAGAAGACTAGGGGGTTGGCATATGGCAAATACAACAGAAATCAATCTTGAAGAAGAAGCTCTTTACCGGGTGAAAAATGGCAAACTAGAAAAACTAGACAAGCCAATAACAGGGTTTGGGGAAGTAATTCAGAAGTGGCAAGAAGGAAAGCTAGGAAGGTATGAGGTGAAGTATACCAAATGAGTCAGAGCAAAATGATTATACAAACCTATAAAACAACGTGTGAGGATTGTGGTAATGAAATAGAAAGTAAGGCGGGGGATATGACTGGAAATAATGAAATCATCGTTGATTTCATAGATGCCATGGAGTTTTACTGTGATAATTGCGATGTCACAACCTATATTGAAATAAATAAATATACAGGACAATGAATAACAAATAAATAAGCTACTGGAACAACCAGGGCACTGATGAAGACTAATGCCGGTCTTTGTTGGTGTCTTTTTCTTTTAATCTACCAAAAGGGGTGTCGGAAGTTATGCAGATGTCATTTAGATTACCAACTATTGATAAGGATGCAACAAGAGATGCAGTAGATAGAGAACTAGAAAAATATAGAATGTACCTATTAATGGATCCAGAGGAAAATGAGCCAAAGATAACATCACAATTCAAATTGATTGCAACTGCACCAGGTAATGCATTTCACTCCACCACAGAAGAAACTGCAATTAAGAAAATAGACCAAGAGAACAAGCGCCAGGAGTTCATTAACAAGATTCAAAGGGCGGTCAATCGTTTAGCTTTCCAGGAGCGATCTATTATCATTAAACGCTACCTTACTGATGATGAGGTATATGATTACGAAGTATACAATGATTTAGGTTTTAGTGAACGGAAGTATTATCGAATCAAATCAAGAGCATTTTATAAGCTTGCTCTTATCTTACGTATTGAGGTTTATCTTGAAGAAAGCCAAACAGAAGGAGGTGAGGCAAGTTGAACGTTGTACAACCTATTAGGGATTACGAAAAGCTGGAAGAAATCAAAAGGATATTGAAGGCTAACAACGAGCGGGATTACATTATGGTGATGGTTGGGCTGTACACGGCATTAAGAATCTCTGACATTCTAAGAATAAGGGTAGAGGACATAAAAAAGGATTACATGAATATTCGCGAAAAGAAAACGGGTAAGGCTAGGCGAATCTATTTAAATAATGAACTAAAGAAAGCATTAAAGGATTATATTCAAGACAAAGAGCCTCATGAGTACTTAATCAGGAGTAGGGAAGGGATTAATAACCCTATAACCAGAGCAAGAGCCTATGGAGTGTTAAAGGACGTTGCAGAAGAGGTTGGACTCGATTCTATCGGAACGCATTCACTAAGAAAAACCTTCGGTTATTGGGCTTACAAGGATACTAAAGATGTAGCTGCACTCCAAAAACTATTCAATCATAGTTATCCGGAAGAAACTCTAAGGTATATCGGTATTGAACAGGATGGAGTGGACCAATTATTGAAGAACGCCTATCGGAATGCAAGAGGTTAATTTTTTTTAAACCTTTTAATTGTACTTAAAAAAGACATGTCAAACTCATTCTAGCAAAGTAGTGTTATTCATTGATATAATAGGCTTAAGGGCAACTCTTCGAGTTTGACAAACCCACTATTATATTAAACTCAAATAAGGGGGATAAATGGTGAGAATTGATAAGGCCAAGGAACTGATCATAACGCTGCAAGAGTATGTTTCTGTCTACGAAGGTTATAAACCAACGAATATAAAACAAGAAGCTATTAAACTATATGCAGAATTAGAGAATGTTGGAAAAGTGGCAAAAGAGTTGAATGAAAAGGGTTATCGGAAGGATGGTAGACCTGTAGCCGGTAAAGTTCGAAAAGTAAAATTGGAAAGTAATGATGTTACAGAAATAATTGATAGCAATATTGATGATGGTGATACGCTGCATGAAATAGTTAAAAAAGCTCTCAAGAGGAATAGAAGGAAAATAAGTTAGATAAAAAAGTGGCAGACAAATGGCAGAAAAAGAGCAGTTCATTAACAAATAAATAAGATATGATTGTAATGTAGGAAAGTTTATAAAAAGGCGCTCACGAATAAAAGTGGGTGCCTTTTTCCGTGGGTAGCGTTTGTGGGATATCGGAGTCGTTGGTGGGGGCGACTCAATAATAGAGGTGATGGTTATGAAACTTGCAGATCATCTTAGAAAAGAACAACATGATAAGTTAAAGAAAATGAAATACAAGAATAAACCAAAGCATAAAAAGCGCAAGCCAGAACATATTGACTGGCATGATCTAATGGGTATGAATCGAGATACTTATAAGCGTGGTCGTGGTGGAGCAATTAGGAGAAAGTAATTAAAGGTAATACCTTCCTTTTGTCGAATTAATAAGTTAGGAGGGAGGGTTAAATGTGCCAAATGATGACGGACATATTAAAATAGATGTGATTAATGCTGATTTACCAATGAAGTGCTTAGCCATAGTAGCTAGAGTTTATAATCATCCTAATTCAAACAAACACACTAAAAATTTTATTCGATTCGAGTTACAAAAACTATTTGGAAGAGATTATGACATTATTGGGTTTCTTAACGACCCAGAATATAAGATTGATTGAGACATCTCAAACGAGGTGTCTTTTTTATATACAAAAAAATAAAAGGAGTGTTGATCATGGCTGACAATAAGTCGAGCGAAGGTAAACTAATCGGTGGTAAAAGATATTGTGGTAAAACAACTAGATTAATACAAAGAGCTAGTGAAGAACAACTTTACATTTTATGTTCTAACGAGACAATGGCAAGGATGATTTTCAGACAAGCGCAAGATATGGGACTAGAAATTCCATTTCCAGTAACAGTTAATGATTTGCCTTTAAAAGGTTATATGAAAGAAGTATTAGTTGATGAAGTTGAAATGGTGCTTAGTCAATTAGTTGGGAAAAGGGTTATTGGTATGAGTTCTAGTATGGAATTTGAAGAACTTGAATCATTAAATCAAAGCAATCAACCAAGAAAAAATAATGACTTGAAACTTAATATAGAATGTTCCGAAGCCATCAAAGGATTAAAAGCAATCCAACGTGAAGCAAAGAAAGCGACAGCTGCATTAAAAGAAGTTGAATCTTATCCTGGTACGATACGAAGGTCAACATTAAAAGCTGATAATGAAGTGGTCGATGAACATTTTGATTACAGTTTGTTAACAATTGACTTATTTACAATCGACAGTGTACCAAGGGTTTTCTATAAAGGTGAGGAAATTACAGGTAAAATTCATGTGGGTTTTGATTGGTCTACACAGACGGATAAGACAGTAGCAAGCCCAATGATTGATATTGAGTATGCAGATACAACTTCTAGTAGACCAAGCATAAAAAGGATAACTCATAATCCATTGAGTGGTGATTCTAATGTCTAAACCATTACTAGGAACATGTGACAAATGTAAGAAAGTCACACCAATCAAATTCGAGATAAAACATCATCCTAGATCCATTCAGGAAACGTACTTCAAATGTAAACAGTGTGGTGAACATTACACGTGCTTTGTAACGGATGATTGGGTTAGGAAGAGACAAAAGAAGATGGTACACATGCGACAGAACTTTAAAGGACGTAAGATATTGGAGGACATGCAACAAGAGATTAATGAGCGAATGGACAAGCTTAAAAGCGAGTTGTTATCTAATGCATAAACCGAAACGTCCATGTAAAGAGATAGGCTGCAATAAACTGACCCGCGAATCCTGGTGTGATGTTCATAAGAAAAACGTCCAGGAAATCCACCAGGAATATAACCGGTATAAACGTGACGGTAAAGCAAATGCATTCTATCAATCGAGGGAATGGAAGCACATACGTAAGCTAGCATTGGAGCGAGATAACTTCTTGTGTCAAATGTGTTTGCGAGATGGTAATTTAGTCAAAGGCGTAATCGTTCACCATTTGGAAGAGATAAAAGACAACTGGAATAGACGTTTAGATTTGTCGAATCTTGAAGTAGTTTGTCGAAATTGTCACAATCGCATCCATAAAGCGACACCCCCCGGGGTCAAAAATACAATTTTCTGACTATTTACAAGCGACGCATCCTCTTCTGCGTAAAAAAATCCGTTTTTGAAAAATTTTCCGATATTTTATAAGGAGGTGTAATAGATGGCTGGAAGAAATAGACAACCTTTATCAGTAATTCAAGGAAAAGGACGGTCGAATCACTTAACCAAACAGGTGATTAAAGAACGTCAAGAACAAGAAGAAGCAGTAAGAGGTTATACAGACAATATTGTTGCTCCGACTTATTTGACTAAGAAGCAGAAAGAAGAATTTGACAAGGTTGCTGCTGAATTAATTCGGTTAAATATATTTTCTAATCTTGATGTGGATAGCTTAGCGCGTTATATCGATTCTAAAACACAATATATCCAATTGTTGAAGGACTTAAAGAAAATAAAATCGACTTTAACTATGGTAGATTCGATTACTGGAAAGAAAATGACAATAGCCAACGAAGACTATCCTAAATTGATGCGAGTGAAGAATACTCTTTTCAATGAGTGTCGGGCAGCTGCAAGTGATTTAGGCCTATCCATTACATCTCGTCTGAAATTGGTAATACCTAAAACGGGTGATGGCGATAAACCTAAGTCGGAATTTGAACAGAAGTTCGGTGATGTTTAATGTACAATGTCACTGCAGAACCGGGCTTGCGATTTAAGTTAGTTAAATATAGTGAAAAAGTAATTAACGGAGATATCGTTGCTTGTGAAAAACACAAGTGGGCGTGTCTCCGTTTTTTAAATGATTTGGAAAGAGAAGACACAGAAGAATTTCCTTATATTTTTGATGAAGAATTAGGGCAAAGGTTTCTTGATTGGTTGAGTTCTTTTAAACATAGGAAAGGTATTCTAGCTGGGCAATATATTGAACCAGATATCATTCAGGAATTTATTTTTGGGAATATATACGGATGGATTCATCGAGATACAGGATTGAGAAGATTCAACAAAGGTTATTGGCAGGTTGGACGTAAAAATGCAAAATCCCAATCGCTTGGCGGAGTTGGTAGTTATGAAGGTTCTGCATTTGGTGAGTTATCTGCTGAAGTGTATTGTGCTGCTACTAAAAAAGACCAGGCTAAAATTGTTTGGGATGAAATTGACGGCATGATTAAAGGTAATGAGTATCTGCGTGATCGGTTTAATGTCGCCTATGGTACGATTACTCATTTGAAAAGTGGTTCCATTATTAGACCTTTATCGAAAGAAGACCGTAAATCGGGTGATGGATATAATCCACAATGCGGGATAATTGATGAATATCATGCTCATGAAACGGATGAAATGTATGAAATTATTGAATCTGGTATGGGTGCCCGTCCACAACCGTTAATGATGATTATTACTACCGCTGGATTTAATTTAAATAATCCATGCTACCGAGTGGAATATAAATACGTTGCACAGATACTCGATCCAAATAATCCAGTTGAAAATGATAACTATTTTGTCATGATCAATGAATTGGATAAAGGTGATGACATCAAAGATGAATCGGTCTGGCCAAAAGCTAACCCAATTCTTTGCTCGTATGAAAATGGTCGTGAATATTTGCGTAAAAGACTGAAAGCAGCACTTGATGTTCCTGAAAAGATGAGAAACTATCTCACTAAAAATATGAATATTTGGGTAGATGCTAAAGAAGATGGCTATATGGATATGTCCAAATGGGCTAAGTGTAAATCTGAAGTTGCTGAGGAAGATATAGATTTAAGGCAGTATCCAGTTTGGGTTGGGGTTGACCTTTCAACAACTACAGACTTAACGAGTGTTGGTCTTGTGTTCAAACTTCCTGAAGGGAAATATGTAGTTAAACAACATTCCTTTATGCCTGGAGATAAACTTTATGAGCGTATGAATTCAGATAACGTTCCGTTTAGCTTGTGGGAAGACCAAAAACACTTAACTACAACTCCTGGGGCGGTCGTTGATTATAGCTACATTGAACAATTTTTAATAGATTTAGCAGATGACTTAGTAAATGGCAGGGGTTATGACGTTCAAGAAATCTGTTATGACAAGTGGAATGCTACTCACTTTGCTCAAATCATGGAACAACATGGATTTGAAATGGTAGAGATACCTCAAATGTTAAGACATTTATCAGGTCCTACTAAAGAGTTTAGAGCATCAGTTTATAATAAAAAAGTTATACACTTTGATGATCCTTTACTTAACTGGGCAATTGGTAATGCTATTCAAAAGATGGATGCCCAAGAAAATATAATGTTGGATAAATCCAAATCTACGGAACGAATTGACCCTATTGCTGCTATTATCAACGCATTTAGTAGGGCAATGAGTAATGAAACAAATGATTTAAGTAGTCACTTTTTAAATAATTGGGGATTTTAGGAGGACCATATGGCGAAAACAATTAAGGATTTTTTAATAGTATTTTTTACAGCATTCTTCACCAAGTGGTTGGAGGATTTTTTTATTTTATCGGCCATTGTATTAGTAGTAGTGAATACCTATCTTATTTCAGTAATTAGTTTGAATATTTTAATTGGTAACTATGTATTGGCGATATTTTTAGTAATTATTGGTCTTGTATTAGCTAGGAGGTGAAGGAGGTGATAGACATTGATATTTAGAAATGCTTTAGCTCCCAAAGCAGAAGTAACAGATACAACCGATTTAAAAAATCCTGCGCCATGGTTTTTAAGAATATTTGGCCACGATTCATCCAGTGGAGAGACAGTGACGGTGAATTCTGCTCTTGGTATTCCAACCGTTTATCGTTGCGTCAACATTAAAGCTAATGCAATTGCTATGCTTCCTTTTCAAGTCTTTAAGCGAACAGAAAAAGGCAGAGAACGGGAAAAAAAGCATATTGTTTCTTATTTATTGGAAACAAGACCGAACCCGTTTCAGGGGCCTTTTAAATTTAAACACTTAATCGAAACCCACCGGAATACCTGGGGGAATGCTTACATTAACATTGATTGGGGATGGGACGGAAGACCAAAAGCGTTATGGCTTTTAAACCCTGCTGTTACTGACCCTTATGTAGATGTAAAAACAAATACACTTTGGTACCTTACTACATTGCCTAATGGACAGTTTGTGAAAATTGGAGCGGGTGACATTATCCATCTTACTGCTTTATCAACTGATGGCATTAAGGGTAAACCTCCTATTCAAGTTGCTAGGGAAGCAATAGGTAGTTCTCAGGCAGCACAAAAATTTAAAGGGAAATTTTATAAACAAGGTGTTGTAAATAGTGGGTTTCTAAAGATACCTGGAATGTTGAATAAAGATGCCAAGGATGTTGTTCGCGAAGAATGGGAAAAGGCAAACACCGGAATTAGCAATGCACAGCGTGTGGCAATTTTAGATGCTGGTTTGGAATTCCAAAGCGTGAGTATGCCTTTAAAGGATGCTCAGTTTATCGAGGGTATGCAATTTGATAAGTTGGAAATCGCCACAATGTTCGATGTACCACCGCATATGGTGGGAATCTTAGATAAAGCCACTCTCAACAATATCGAACAAGAAAACTTATCTTTTATTCAAAACACGTTAAGCCCAAATCTTGTTCAGTATCAAGAGGAATTTGCTTATAATTTGCTATCTGAAAAGGAACAAGAGCGACTCTACTTAAAATTTAACCTTGAATTCCTACTACGAGCAGACAAAAAAACACAAGCGGAATTTTATAAAACAATGCTTGATGTTGGTGCGTACTCCATTAACGAAGTTCGCGAATTAGAGGATAGAAACGCAATCGAGGGTGGGGATATTCATAGGGTAGACCTTAACCATGTTTCTATAGCTATTGCTGACGAATATCAGCTTAGTAAGGCAGGATCATCGAAAGGGGGTGAGGAAAAATGAAGACTATGCATCCGGCTTATATGAGTTTAAATAGGCCTAAAGAAAAGAGTCCAACTGGACCACTGATGACTGTAAAAAACCTCACCAATAAGTCAGCAGACCTTTATATTTACGGTGAAATTGTAGATAACACGGACTGGAAATGGGATGAAACCGATGTAATGCCAGATGATGTCCTTGACGTACTAAAGCAAGTTGATGACTTGGACAATCTGAACATTTACATTAATAGTCCTGGTGGTTCTGTTTTTGCGGGTTTGGCGATTTACAATATGCTTAAACGGAACAAAGCACACAAAAAAGCCTACATTGATGGTTTAGGCGCTTCTATGGGTTCAGTAATACCATTTGCTGCAGATGAGGTATTTATCCCTTCTAATGCTTTTCTAATGATTCATAAGCCATGGATTTTTGCCATGGGCAATGCAATTGATATTAGAAAGGTTGCAGATGACCTTGATGATATCGAAACCGGACTCGTTAAAATCTATGAGGACAATCTGAAAGATGGTGTAGACATTGAAACCATTAAACAGATGATGGCAGAAGAAACATGGCTAAATGGAGATGAAGCAGCAAAGTATTTTAATGTCACTGTTATTGAAGCTAAAAATGTTGCTGCATGTTCTAGTGATTTACTCGAACGGTACAATAAGACACCTAAGAAGCTTGTGGAACAATCATTCAATAGAGTAGAGCCACCAGCAGAACCACACAACAGTGATGATGAATTTGATAAAGTGAAATTTCAAAATGAACTAGACCTATTAGAATTGTAAGGTCTATTTTTTATGCCCAAAAAAAGAGAGGAATGATTATATGAAAATCAAAATGTTTATTACACATCTATTTGCTTTAATTATTGGTTTATTCATCAAAAAGGAGGAAGAGGATTTGGATTTTAAATTAAATACTGCATTGAAGTCTCTTCGACTAAACAAAAATGTACTAGCTGTAAGAATGGATGGCGGAGCTGGTATGACTAAGCGTGAACAAGCATTGCGCCAAAACGTAGCAGACTTGAAAGCTGCGGCTCAAACACATCAAGACGAAGGTGAATACGAAGAGGCGAAAGCGAAATTAGAAGAAGCAAAGGCTGCTAAAAAAGATTTAGATAATTTCTTAGCTTTGCAGGATGACTTTAAAGGTTTAACTATTCCAGAACCTCAAAATAGAGGTGCACAGATGCCTGGTGAGCCTGAAGATGATGAAGTCAAGGCATATAAAAGTGTTTTCTTAAAGGCGCTTCGAGGACAAAATTTAAATCCTGAAGAAGCAGAAATGCTTGAAGGTTTTAAAGTAGAGGCTAGACTGTCAGAACAAACAGGAGAAGATGGCGGCTATATCGTTCCTGAAGACATCACAACTGCTATTAATGAGTTAAAACAAACGGTTGATAATTTGGAACAATACGTTACAGTTGAACCGGTTAAAACTAATAAAGGTGCACGTACTCTAGAAAAACGTGCTGATTCTACACCTTTCAAGCCATTATCAGAGTATGGGGATCCTAATGCAATGTCTGAAATTGAATCACCGCAATTCAGTCGTCTTCCTTACGAAATTGAAGATTATGCTGGTTTCTTGCCAGTATCCAACGATTTACTAGCGGATACCGACCAAGCCCTAGAAGCATATTTAAGGAGATGGATTTCTAAAAAATCAAAGGCTACACGTAATAGTTTAATTCTTGCTGTTCTAAATTCTTTAACTAAGAAAACTATTACAGGTAATGTTGTGGATGGAATTAAAAAAGTGCTTAATGTAGAGTTAGATCCAGCATTTTCTGCGGTAGCTAGTATCTTCACAAATCAAGATGGATTCAACTATTTAGATACTTTAAAGGATAATGACGGAAAGTACCTTCTACAAGATGATGTTACTAGTCCTACTGGTAAATCTATCAAAGGTCGTCCGGTTGTTACATTATCCAATAAGACGATTGCAACAACAGCTGAAGGTTTAGCACCATTTATCGTTGGGGACTTGAAGGAAGCGATTGTGCTTTGGGATCGTCAACAACTTTCAATCGATATGACAAAAGTGGGCGGGAATGCCTGGAGAACAAATTCCACTGAGTTCCGTGCGATTGAACGTGAAGATGTTACTAAGTGGGATGAAGAGGCTGTTGTATTTGCACAGTTTGATATCGATCCTGTTCCAGAAGTTTAAAAAAATAGATCTTTAGAGGAGGAAAATTGAAATGAAAGCTAATGTAATTAAAAAGTTCCGTGATAAAAACGATAAGCAAAAAGATGGTAAAGGAAAACTTTATAAAGCTAATTCAGTTTTTGAAGCTAGTGAAGAAAGAGTAAATGAACTTTCTAAGCTTGGGTATGTTGATAAAATTGTTGAAGATGGTCTGGAACTAGAAGATTTATTAAAAGGTGCAAAGTCACATGCTGATTTAGACAACATTGTGGAAGAAATTAAACTTGAAGGAGTACCAACTAAAGATGATGGTGCTACTTTGGATGAAAGAAAACAAGCTATATTAGTTGCTGCGGAAAAACTTGCAGAACAATCAAACGAGGGCGAGTAATCGCTCTCTTTCTCTTTTTGAGAGGGTGATAATATGACGCCTGAAGAATTAAGTAAGTTAATTCGTTTTTTGAAAATTGATGAAGTGGATCCAGAGGTTGAAGAGGACCTTAAAACATTTTACAAACGTGCAAAAATAAGTGTTAAGAACCAAGTTGGTCCAATTGATGAAAACAATCCAGATATGAAAGAGCAATATGAACAGGCTTGTGCATTATTGGTGCAACATTGGTTTGACAACAGGGAAGCGTTTCGTATTGGGAATGCTTCTTATGAAATTCCACATTCTTTGGACAGTATTCTAAGAGAATTAAGGTACTGTTATCCAGTTGGTGATTCCAATGAAACCAATTAAACCTGGCGATTTAAAGCAAAGATTAATCTTTCAACAACCAGCCGGATCTACAGATGATGATGGATTCGTAATAAATAAGCCTGTTGAATACACAAAAGCCTGGGCAAAATTAAAAACTCTAAAGGGGAGTACCTTTTATGCTGCTGCTTCAAACAATATGGAACATAATCGGGAATTTACCATTCGATATCAAAAAAAGTTAGCAGATGGTGTAAGACCTACTAATTTAGAGGTTGTTTGGAAAGGTATTACCCATTCGATTGAATCTATCGAAAATGATGATGGCCTTAATATATCCATGACTGTGGTTGCTAAGGCGGTAGATTGATGAACTTCGATTTTGAAGGAATAGACGAACTTATCAAAGAAGTTGAACTCTTAGAGCAAGTTTCTACTCGAACCAAAAATAGGGCTTTAAGACGTGCGGGTGATTTTTTACAAGAAAAATACAAAGAACACGTTTACGCACATGGCCTTACTGAACGTTCTGGGGATGCTCAGGATTCAATCATTCGTACTGAACCAAAGAATAGTGAATTGTTCGTTGGCACAAGAGGTGGTGCTAAGGTAGCGGGATTCTACCTATATATGCATGAGTTTGGTTATTATAATGTTCGTGCAAAAAGATTTATAGCTCCTAAACCATTTGCCTCCATTGCCTATGAATTATCTAAGGGTGAAATATTAGACATTTATGTTGAAGAATTAAGAAAGGAGATGGGGATGTAATGAATATAAATAGGCTAATTATGGACACTTTGGTGCCTTTAAATGTTCCTGTCTCTTTTTTGAATTACAATCTGTCAGATGACACCTATATTGTTTTTAACGAATATAACCAAATGCCATGGTTGAATGCTAATGATACTGAAATGTGGACCAAACATTTTATCCAAGTTGATGTGTTTTCAAAAGGCAACTATATAAATCTGGTAAAGGAAGTTAAAAACGCTATGAAACAAGCAGGGTTCGGACGCATGTTCGAGTCTGAAACCTATGATAATGATATGAATATGTACCGAAAGATTTTGAGATTTAGTTATATATCGAAGGAGGAAAACTAAATGGCTATTAAAGGATTAAAAGATTTAGTATATGCCAAAATTACACAAGAAGATACAACGATGACCACTTATAGCGAAGTGAAATCTTTAGGACCTGCTATGGCTCTAAATTTACAGCCATCTATAAACCGTGGTAATTTGCGGGCAAATGATCAAGTGTTATTTTCTGATGCTGCTAAGGGTCCTATTGCGGTCACTCTTAATACTGCATATTTGGATGAAGAAGTAGAAGCTGACATTCTCGGAAAAGAGTTGGATGAGAATGGCGGTCTAACAGATGCAGCTAATGACGATCCACCTTATATTGCAATTGGTGGTCGGGCGGAAAGCGCACGAGGCGGATATGAGTATTTTTGGGTCTATCGTGTTAAGTTAGCACCTGCAGAAGAGAATAAAGAGACCAAACAAGAGACACCAACCTATCAAACTCCTAATCTAACTGGTGAAGCATTACCACGCTTACATGATGGAGCGGAGAAGTATAAGCTTTGGGATAAAAGTCCAAAGGTTACAGATCCTACAATCTTTGATGAGTGGCTTACATCTGTCATTGATAAAAACTGGGCACCGGAGGTTTAATCTATGAAAATAGAACTCTACATCGATGGAGAGAAAAAAATCTTCACTACACCTATCGTTCCTATGCTTGCTAAACGGAAGTACTTTGAAGTTATGGCAAAGGCAGATGAACGAACAAAAGATGATGAGAATTATGTTCCGACCTTTGAGGAGCAACTTGAAGAAGAAGCTGAACTTGTCGGTATTTTAGCAAATATTATTTTCCCTGGACAATTTACAGTTGAACAAGTATTTGCTGGTGCAAGTGATGAATATGTTTACGATAAATTGCGTGAAGCAGTATTCGGAAAGTCAAAAAAGAAAAATGAGAATGATGAGGGAAACAATCAGGGGGAGTGACGTTTGAACAAGCGTACACTTCCCTTAAACAACTCTATAAAAATATGATGTTTCCAAAAATAGAAACTCTTCCTGATGGAAGAATAATTAAAAAACGAGAGTGGACAATGGCTGAAATAGATCAGTTAGATGTTCACTTTTTTTCTGAGTTAATGGACACAGAAGAGCCAGTACCACAAGAGCAAGAGGTCTACCTAAGCGATATATGGTAGGCCTTTTTCTTTTTATAAGGTAGGTGAGAAATTTGGCCACAAAAGATGTTGGAAATCTGAGAACAAGATTATCTTGGGAGGATGATGGTACTACTAGATCCCTTACTCGTTTTCGTGAGGATTTAAAGGGTTTGCGCTCTGAAATGCGTACCGTTACTTCTCAGGGAAAAGAATATAAGAATGGGCTCAAGGGATTACGTGAGCAATCGGATATTCTTTCAAGACAACTCAGAACGCAGAAAGAAAGAGTAGAAGAGTTGCGTAGAAGGTATCAAGAATCCGCAAGTGTAAAAGGCGAAGACGCTAAGCAAACTCGTGATTTAGCTGCCCAATATAATAATGCAGTCTCTGAGATGAACAAAACGGAAAATCAGCTTAATAAAGTCACACAGGCGATTAATAATCAAATAAATCCATTAAAACGCCTTAGTGACAATTTGAATGCTGCAGGACAGAAAATGCAATCAGTCGGTAAAGGAATGACTGACTTTGGTAAGAATTATTCCATGAAAGTAACTGCTCCAATAGTTGCTGGTGGAACAGCAGTGTTTAAAGCTTCTATGGATTTTGAAAGTGCCTTTGCTGGTGTAGCTAAAACATTTTCAGGTACTGAGCAACAACTTGCTGATTTACGTGTTGGTATTCGAGATATGGCAAAAGAAATTCCAGCAAGTACTACTGAGATATCAGCAGTTGCTGAAGCCGCGGGACAATTAGGTATTCAAACAGAGTCTATAGAAGAATTTACTCGTACCATGATAGACCTTGGTGAAGCTACTAACATGACGGCTGACCAAGCTGCAACAGAATTTGCAAGATTTGCTAACATTGTAGGAATGTCACAACAAGATTTTGACAATATGGGTTCAAGTGTTGTTGCTCTTGGTAACTCCATGGCTACTACGGAAGCAGAAATATCTAGTATGGCTATGAGATTAGCTGCGCAAGGATCTCAAATTGGTATGACAGAATCGCAAATACTAGCATTATCAGCAACTATGAGTTCCTTAGGAATCGAAGCTGAAGCTGGCGGTACAGCAATGACCACAGTTCTCAAAAAAATTGACTATGCGGTAGGTGAAAGTGGTAAAGAACTTAAAGGCTTCGCTAAAGCTGCAGGTGTGTCTTCCGGTGATTTCGCAAAAGCTTGGAATAAGGATCCTGTTAAAGCGCTAGATTTGTTTATAAAAGGGTTGGCTCAATCGAGTAGTGAAGGTGCTAACTTAACTAGTATTCTAGAAGATTTAGGTATAAAAGGTATTCGTGAATCGGATACAATTCTACGTCTTGCTGGGGCAAGTGATCTATTAACAGATGCGGTAAATACCTCAACTAAAGCATGGGAAGAAAATACTGCTTTATCTGATGAGGCAGCACAACGTTATGCTACAACAGAATCCCAATTAAAGATTATGTGGAACCGTGTAAAAGATGTTGCTATTACTTTAGGTGACTCTTTAGCGCCAGCGGTGATGGATGCCATTGATGCAGCTGAACCATGGATTAAACAAATTGAAAGTGGAGCCAAGGCGTTCTCCGAATTAGATGAAGAACAACAACGTAACATTCTTAAGTTAATAGCTTGGGCTGCTGCCATTGGTCCTGTTTCTATTGGATTAGGTGGGCTAACTTCTACTATTGGTGGAGTCGTCAAAATTGGTGGTTCATTAACAGGCATGCTAGGTAAAGTAGGCGGAGCAGGCTTACTGGGTCGTATTGGTGCAATGTCTGCCACTGCCGGACCTGTAGGATTAGCGATTGGTGGAGTAGCTTTATTAGGTACAACAATATGGGCGTTATCGGATGCTGCTAATCAAAGCATTGAGGATACGTACAATTCCATTCAAGCACGCAAAGATGAAATTGACCAATTAGATGAGTTAATCTCTCAATACGAAACGCTTCAAAATAAAAACATGTTATCAACTGATGAAATATTACGTTACATGGATATTATGGATGAACTCAAAAGTGCAAAATCTGAGGAAGCCATCAAAGCGCTAAAAGACGAACAAGAAAAACTACTCGAAAAATCAACGCTTACTAATGAAGAAATGGAACAATTCCTTGAGTTAAACGATAAAGTAATTAAGAAATCACCTAGCACCGTATCAGCTATTAGCGAACACGGAAATGCTTATGCCGGAGTGTTGGATGAGTTAAAGCAACTTAATGAATATGAACGTCAACGACTTACCCAAGACACATACAGAGAAATTACGAACGAAATGCGTAATCAAGAGGAAAATCTCAAAAAGCAAAAAGACCTCCAAGGTGAGATTAAACAATTAGAATCCGATAGAGAAGAAGCTTTTCGAAATCTTGTCACACACAATGAACGATTAGGCGAATTAGATGCCGAAATAGCTAAGTTGAGGAATGACGAGTTAAATCCTGCTAGTGAGGAACTGCTAGAATTAACTAGACAAACACTAAAGGAACGTGAATCTGAAAAAGCTATTTTAGAGGGTATCATTGAAGGTGAAAATATCACCATCGGTAAGTTAGAAAAAAAGATTGCTAAAAAACAAGATTCTCTAACAAAAACTGAAAAAGAATTAGAACTATATAACGATCTATTAGATGATTATGCGCAGATGGTTTTATTTGAACAAGGAATTACGTCCGAAAAAGGTAAACACCTTGAAGCTTTGAAATTGGAACAAAAAAATATAGACGAAAATAGATTGAAACTTGAGGAAATGAAAACTTCAGGTAAACTAGTTGGTTCTGCTTACGAAGTACAAAACCAAAGGCTTAACGAGCAACAGAGTAAGCTAGATGAGGCAATTTTGAAGTTAGAACAAATGAATATTACTGCAGGTCAAACGGTGTATCAAACAATTAGACAAACAGTAGAAACTTTTTATTCTAAACCATCAGGTTATCAACCTGCTTTGAATCGTGACCCTGTAGCAATAAGTGCTTATGCAGTGGGTACGGATTTTCATCCAGGAGGACCAGCTTTAGTTGGCGAAGAAGGATATGAGCTTGCTAAGTTGGGGAATCGATGGTCCATGCTTCGATTTGGTATTACTGATTTACCTAGAGGAACACAGGTGTTTACTCATGACGAATCCAAACGTATTCTTGCTGCTATGAATCGTATTCCGGCATATGCGGATGGAATTAACCCTTATGGTGAAGGTAACCGAATTGTGAATCAGTTAAATGGGAGTATAAAATCTGGTCAAACCATAAATCAAACGGTCAATATTTACAGCCCGACTCCCTTAACACCTTCTGAAACTGCCCGATTACAAAAACAAGCTAGTCGTCAATTAGCAATGGAATGGAGTTGATAGATAATGAGGCGATTAAAATATTTGAATAGTAAGGGAGAGAGCATCGAATTCTATCAAACTCCGTTCCTAATTGAATCATTAATTGGAGTAGGAGAAGTTGATGCTGATGTACAAGGGCATAGAGCTCCCTATCAGGATGGAGATACTTATATCGATACAATTTTACAACCTCGCTATCCGACATTGGAGGGGGCAATTACATCAACAGATTTATTAACTATAAAGGAATATCGTAAGCAGATACTTCGCGTGTGTAATCCTAAACTAGGGATAGGCAAGATAATTTTAGAAATGGATGGAGATATTAAAGAGATATTAGGTACATTAGATGGGGTACCTACTTTTCCTGAAAAAGGGTCAAACGTTTATCAAAAGTTTATGATTACGTGGAAATGTCCTAATCCTTACTGGAAATCACTTGAAACCATCACAGAGCCATTATCGGCATTTGTGCCAAAGTTTAAGCTCCCGTTTCGTTTCCCGGTAAAATTTGGTGAACGTGGTTCTGAAGCGAGGTTGATGAATGATGGTGATGTACCTACTCCTATTGAAATTGTGTTTAACGGTCCTGCAACGAGACCTACAATTATTAATCGAACAACTGGGGAATTTATTCGTATTGACAAAGAATTGTTAGTTGGAGAAAGGTTGATTATTAATACTGCCTTTGGACGTGAAAGACGTGTTGCGATAGATAAAGGAAATGGAGTATTAGAGAATGCTTGGGGTTATATAGACATTTGGGAATCAACGTTATTTCAGTTAGATGTAGGGGAAAACATTATTGAATATGATGCTGTTGCAAGCGGTGGTCAGGCGATAGTGACGATTAGTTATAGAACACAGTATGTAGGTGTATAGAAAGGAGCGTTACAATGGCTCAGTTAGGAAGATTTTTTGATGGTCCTGAGTATGGGGCACAAGATTTTGCGGAATTTTTTACGAATTTCTTAAGAACAGGTTATTTTGAGGGCTTACGAATCGAAACGAATAACTCAATGGAGGTAATATTAAAACCGGGAAGTGCGTTTGTTGAGGGATATGAATATAGAAATACTTCCGATTTATCATTAACAGTTTTAAGTGCTGACCCATTAATAAATAGAATTGATAGATTAGTAATTCGGTTAGACAGGACTCCAGATGCACCTGAGAAACTAACTGCATTAATCAGACGTGGAAATTCAGAACCTGCTGAATTGATACGAAACGAATCTATTTATGAAATTAGTATTGCGCAAATCCAAGTAGAGTCTGGAAAAAGTTACATTGAACAGTACCAGATTACAGACGAAAGAAACCGAATGGAAGTTTGTGGTCCAGCTATTCCAAACGGACAAATGTTGCCAGATAATTATCTCGATAGTAATGCTTTAATGGACGAGTATCCGCATGGTTTCTCAACAATGAGAGTAAGTGATAACTTTGGTGGTTTCCCTACTATTGCAGGGCAAGTGCAAACTAATAGAGCATCAGAAGAAGTAGCGGCCCAGTTTTATTTTAGTTCTCTTGCTGATAGACCGTTTTTATATGTTAGGACAACCTTTTGGGGTGAGTGGACTCCATGGAGACGTATAGACGGAGCAGCGTTTATTAGTGGAAATGGAGATAGGTTACAAAGCGGTTCTGATTCAGTAAGTGCTTCTGCGAGCGGCGTCACGTCTAAAAACGTTGCCTTTCCTGTACCCTTTTCAACGCCACCGCATATTGTTGTATCAATTGTTACATCTAACCCACAGACATCTTCTGCTAGTGCTGGGAACATTACAACAACTGGGTTTACGTTATATGTTCATAACTCTTTAACATCCTCTAGGAGTATTATCTGTAATTGGCATGCTAAAGGAGGGGATTAATATGATTTTTCATAAAATAAAAGGGACAAAAGCAACCACTTATTTTGATTTTCAGTATGATTTTACTGATGGAATATTTACGATAAGTAAGGGTTCTTATTATATCAACAATGAATTGCGTTATGAATCCAATGAATCTTTTACCTGTGAAATACAGAAAGGCAAGTATTACAATTTTGTATTAGTTGAAAGTGGGATTATTGTCATACATGAATGGTCTGATGAACCCATAATTGGATTGATTGATATCTTGGCGTGGGGTGACTCCACTCAAATGGAAGCGAAGTTGATGGTCTGATGCAAACTATAAAGCTATTATCCAAAGACTTGGAACAATTGGGAGAATTAACTGAATATGTAAGCTTAATGTTCACCCGCTCCTGGCACGAAGTGGGTGATTTTCAATTGGTTATACACCGTGAAGCGAATCTGGCAAATGAAATTCAAAAGGATTGTTTAATAGCCCTTAATAAAAATAAAGTGGCAATAGTAAAGCACCGTGAAATTCAACTAGACCAGAATGGTAAAGCAACAGAGAACTGGTTATTTAGAGGTTGGACACTAAAAGGATTAATGGATCAACGAATCACAGTACCACCTACAAATTTAGCTTATGATAATAAATCCGGAAATGCCGAAACAGTGATGAAGCACTATATTGATAAACATTTTGTTAATCCTGTTGACCCAAAAAGGAAAATGCCAAACTTAGTTATTGCGCCAAATCAAAACAGGGGTAGATATGTTAACTGGCAGAGTCGTTTCAAAATTGTTGCGGAAGAATTGACTGAGATTAGCCTCGCTAGTGATATTGGCTGGGATATAACACTTGATACAAAAAATAACCAATTTGTGTTTGAAGTATTTGAGGGAATGGACCGTAGTGTTAATCAGAACGAACGAAGCAACGTTTACTTTTCCCCAGAGTTTGGCAATGTAAAAACACAGTCATTTACTGATTCGGATATCAATAAGAGAAATGTTGGCTATGTAGGTGGGCAAGGTGAAGGTGTAGAGCGTGAGATCATTGAACTGGGTGATGCAGAAGGTTTTGAGCGGTATGAAACATTTATCGATGCCAGAGATATTGAAGATTCTAGTCAATTACCTGAACGTGGTCAACAAAAACTGAATGAAATGAAAAACGAAATGTTTTTCGAATCTCAAATTATGTCGCCCAATGGTGTTGAACCATTTGTGTATGAGAAAGATTATTTTCTGGGAGATATTGTAACCATCATGAATCGTGAGTGGGGTTTTATTGTAGATAGGCGGATAGCTGAAATAACAGAAATATATGAAGCTGGCGGTTTTAGGTTAGATGCGGTGTTTGGTCAAAGTAGACCAACTTTAATAGAAAAATTAAAACGAAAATTTAATGAACTGGATAACGTACTTAAGCAATAATAATCAACAATGCCCCTGTTATGATTCATGTACAGAGGCATTAATATAATCTAGAGATTGTATTCATCAGAACTAAAGAGCATATTCAGTATCATTAACTGCTCAGGAACTGAATTCCGTGAGACTTCTGGATGCGCTGTTATCATGTCATCAACCATGTCAATCATTTTAGTTTTATCTATATTTATTTTTAGAGCTTGTTCGTAATTAAACTTAACATGTCTGGAACAGATTATGTATTTTTGATCATTACTGCAATTGTTAAGGTTTTCATTTATGTCGTTGGTTAAATCTTCTTTTCGTAGATTTTTTAAAAAGTGAAAATCACTCTGGCTGTTATAGTAACCTAGATGAAGAATAGGATCTACCGCTAACGATTTTAAATCTAAAACACTACTGTGGTATAACGATCCTGTACCACCTTTAGATGCACCATATAGAACAACATTTTCTTTGCGAATAGCCAAATCAGAAATAACTTTTAATATCGCATTTTGAATATCCTTCTCATAGGATTGATAATTAGTAGTATTGACATAATGAGAGCCATGAGAGCAATTTAAATCCATAATTCTCATTGTGTATACATTTTTCACTAAATTTTTTTCAATGCCATCAAAGAATTTAGGGAACATTCTATTGGGCATTAAGTAAGAATCGAATTTTTTGTTATCAGGCATACAAGTAAACAATACTAGTAATCGTTTAGGAGCTGATTGATTTACTTTTCGACCAACTGGCTTATCTAAGGTATAAAACACGCCGTTTTCTTTTATTAAGTCTTTTCTTTGAAATAATTCATGAACATATTCTCGTTTATACAACTTTGATATATGTTTTTCGTGGAAGTAATGAATATAATCGTTTTCTAGCAAAGACTTATAAACCTTGTAAACTTTCTCGTCTTTTCTAGCCATTTGGATAATATTTAATCCACTTCCGGTATCAAATAAAATTCGTTTTTGGTTGTTAAATTTTATATTTTCGCTAAATAAATTGTAAATTTTAGTATCTTCCAATCTAGTATCCCCCCGTAAGAATGAGTTCATTTATTATTATATACTTACGGGCAATATAAATGAAATTAATGAATTTAAAATTTGATAGGATTGATAAATTAGTTAAAGGATTTTCTCCTTTTCTGTCGAATTAAGTAGATTAAAGGAGGGGAGATAGATGAATTTAAAGTTATTAAAAGAAGAAGAAATTCCACATTCAGGATGGGGAGCAGGGAACGGAAGTGTAATTACTGAAGAGTATGAGTGCCCTTGTGGAAAGGGTATTGTTACTTACGAAAAAGATGACATTCCTGGTTTTAGATCAAAAAGCCTCTATTGTAACTGCGAAGAGTGTAGAAAAAAATATACTTTTTCTAGAGGAACTGCGACAGAATAATAAACAGGCTAGTCTATTTAAAGCATCTCAATCGAGGTGCTATTTTTTATGTCTTAATTAGGGGGTTAGAAATGGATGCGAGTTTAGCACAATATTTTCTCACACAAGGACCATTTGCAGTTCTCTTTGTTTGGCTTTTTTGGTCATCGAGAAAAGAAGCAAGTGAAAGAGAAAAACAGCTATATCAAACTATAGATGATCAGAACGAAATACTTAAAGGGTTTAGCAGCAAATACGATATAGTCATTACAAAATTAGATGACATTGAGGACCGTTTACCTCCAAGGTAAGTGGTCTTTTTATTTTCCTTGAGAGGAGGTGAGAACGTGGAAATGTTAACTGAATACGTAGTTTTAGTTGTTGTAGCCATTTGTTTAGCTATTGGTTTTGTTGTCAAGAACAGCCTAGACATTATCCAGAATAAGTATATTCCGTTAATTATGGCAGTGCTTGGGGTTTTATTAAATGTCTGGCTTAACACAGGAGCATTTACTCCGGAAATTTTATTAGGTGGGTTAGCTTCCGGATTAGCAAGTACTGGGGCATTTGAGTTAATTAAAAATACGAGAAAGGATGTTGAATAATGAAATTATACTTAGACCCAGGTCATGGAGGAACAGATCCAGGAGCACAAGGTAATGGATTAGTGGAAAAAGTTCTAACTCTGGCAATTGCACTCAAAATTCGTGACCTATTAAAAGATTACAATCTAGATGTTCGCATGAGTCGCACCACTGATAAAACAGTAACTTTACCACAACGTACAGATGATGCGAATAAGTGGGGAGCTGACTACTTTCTTTCCATTCATATTAATGCATTTAATGGTAAGGCAAATGGATATGAGGATTTTATTCACGATAAGCTATCAAATACCTCTGAAACTGCAAAGATTCGAAACGTCATGCACGCAGAGATTATTAAGCTAGTAGACTTTAATAATCGTGGGAAGAAAAAAGCAAACTTCCATGTTATTCGCGAATCTAAAATGCCTGCTATGTTAACGGAAAACGGATTTATCGACAACAAAGAAGATGCAGCTAAGCTTAAACAAGATTCTTATTTAAATAAGATTGCCCAGGGGCATGCTAACGGAATTGTGAAGGCTTTTAACTTAAAGAAAAAATCAACACCTGTAAAAGATACCCCTAAATCATCTGGGAATGTTCACACGGTTGTAAAAGGAGATACACTTTGGAGCATATCTCAAAAGTATAATACAACTGTTTCGAAACTTAAGCAGTTGAACGGATTGAAGGATGATTTAATTCATCCAGGGGATAAAATTAAACTGCCTGGTGCATCTAAACCAGTGTATTACACGATTGAAAAGGGTGATACATTCTGGGGAATTGAGAAAAAAAAGAAAATCAAGCATGGGACTCTTCAAGAATTAAACCCAAACGTGAATCCCAAGTGGTTGAAAATTGGACAAAAAATAAGAATAAAGTAAGAATTTAATAAAACTAAAATAAGCATAGACAACTTATTCTAGTAATCGAATTTCATTATGAAAGCCCAGCTGCGGAAACAGTTGGGCTTTAAAAACAATACGGACTTTATTACTATATACAGAAATATTTCTATATGATAAAATAAGAACAAACGTTCCAATTGGAAGCGTTTTTACAAAAAAGCAGGAAAATAGTCATCTTTTGTAGAATATGTAATTTATCTACAAAAGGGGGAATATTGATTTGTCTACAGTACTTAGTCCAATTAACAAATTATTTAAAGAAAATGATAAAGAAAATACTAAATTTTGGAGATACATGGGAGTAGCGATCGATCGTATTAATGAGTATTCCGAAATAAGTTGTGATATTAAGTATAAAAGCACACTAAAAAGTCTTTCAATTGATGAAATTGAAGACTTCGAAGGAATATTAGGGATTGAAGAAAACGACCTGAGCAAAGATGATAAAATTAAGGGTCTTTGCGAAGAGTCTTATGAAACAAAAAAACAAATTTTAATACTAAAAGATTTTTTGAGCAGAAAGAAAAAAAGTGTTGTAAGTTATTATAATTCTGTTTCAGAGAAATATGATGTGATTTACTTAAACTCTCCAATTATTCAATTGAAACAGTTACTAGAAGATTCAATTTTACATATTATATCATTATATACTTTACACAACTGGTTAAATAAGGGTACCGGTAATATCTTTTCCCTGAGTAAAAGTATAGGTTATACAAAGGCTTTAGATTTACCTTCGAAAGAAAGTAAACATTTTGTAGACGAACTACATAAAAAATCTAAACAAAGTAATAATTATAGAGTGTTTGCATACACATCAAAGGAAAATAGTAAAGTTTTTGTAATCCTCTATAGGCAAGTAAATGATTCCTCAATACCAGATTTTGATGAACCCTTTAGAAATAAAGAGGTTGTGCCAATAATGTTTAAAATTAATACCGAAGAAGGTATTTTGGAAGTTAAATCAAAATTTATAAGTGAAATAAATTGGATCAAAGAATATATTGAGGAAAATTTTAATACCACTTTAACTGAAATTAAACCTGATTTATTTAAAGAATATGACTCTGATGTTGTAAGGAGTGCATTTTTAGAGGGGGTGTCTCCAAGTGGAAATGAAATCGATGATTTCACTATTAATAAAATTTCATTCAGAAGTAGTCCCTTGATTAATTCGCCTCGAGTTTCATTTGCATTAGAAAATGGAGATGTCTTCCCTTCAGTGAAAGATGCTTGGAGTAAGGACTGTTTAGATTTGGAAAGCATAAAGGATATTGAAAGTATATCTTTTAAATCACACAGTGTAAGAAGAACAATAAAATCCACAATATTTGATGATGGAAATATTCTTTTCTCAGTAGACGATAGTGGAATGGATATAGAAACTAAACGACAACTTGAAGATAAATTCATACAGAAATTCGGAATACCTTTAAACAAATTAATTACTAACACTAAGTTTATGGTTGGTAAGGCAGACGTTACTGATTATCTATTGACTTTGTCTAGTAAAAAAGAATTAACCGAAATAGAGGCAGATATCTTCGACAAATTGAAGAAGGACAATATTATTCAAGAGAGTGTTGAAGAAAATATATATTGTAAGAATGCTGAGTGTGAATATACGGAAACTTATCAAGGGGATATAGCGCAATGCCCTAGCTGTGGTTACTCTTTATTAGGTAGAGAAAAATATGAATTATTAGCACCATTAAATTTAAACATCCGGTCTTATATAAAAAGATTAATATCAACATTTTGTGATTTAAGTAATTGGGAATTAAGAGGTGAGCCAGAAAAGAGTTTTTATAGTAAAAATAATAAATATAAATTCTTTAATTTGGTTAATAATAGTTCAGGCGAGTCGTTCCAAATTCTAATTCATCAAGGTTCTATACAAAATAAAATTCTTGAGAAAATAAACCGTTCTCTAACACCAACCGTAATTATTTTTGTCGGTGTATCGGAAAAACACTTATCAAAATATAATAACCACTGTATTTTTCCAGTGAATTTTGGCAGGATTTATAATATGAGTAATCCAGCAGATATATTTAAGCAAATTTATGAGTCGATTGAACATAGATCGAAATCATATTTATCTAGTGTAGCTAATAAATCTTTCGAAATACTTAAGAACTTGCCTGTTCCGCAGGAAATAGATAAAAACTATTCACCAACTGATTTTGAAGATGATGTGTTTAATGTTCTCAAGGATATTTTTCCTAACGCTGATAAATGGGGAAGTAGTATGACAGGAAAAGAAGTGCCTGAGGGTATCTTCACTATTAACTATAATGTTCACGGCCCCGCTGAAAACAGAGAAAAATATGTTTACTCATATGATTGTAAATTAAATAAAAACCATAAAGGATATGATTTAGCAAAGGATGAACAAAGAAAAGCCTTTGACTATGTGGAAATGCTAAATCAAGTATCACATATTACCAGATATAGTACGAAAAAACAATTGAGCTCACATATCTTTATATCAAATAATTTTAATGAAAATAATTTCCATACAATGTCAGAATACTTTTATAAAAAACTTCCTATAGGTTACGATACTAGACCTATATTCTTACCAGTAGATGTTTTGGTATATTTCCATTCTGAATATAGAAAGAATTATTTTAGATTACGTAATTCACGAAATACCTTTATGCAGTTGGTTCATAAAGCATTAATAACAGATAAAATGGTGATTGATAAATATACTGTCGATGATATAATCTCTGAATCGCTTGATGAAGATCTTGCGGATTTCAAAGATATTAACATAATAAAAGTAAAGAAAGGTGTATTAGACAAAATAAAGAAGAGGGGATAGATAATGGGTTACTACATTAATTCCTCCGCAGTTGAAGATTTTGAAAATATTTTTATCGAAAGTATTAAAGATTCTATTCTTCAAATGGTTAATAAAAGCTTTTTACTGAAAAATCAACATCGCGAATTAAGTATTTCTTTTTATGAACACTACATTGTATTAATGAAAATTGAAAATAATACAGTCCTAGAACTAACCAGGATTAGTTATGAATACTTTATTCCGGACATGTTTCTAAGTGAAGTTTCAACCTTTCCCAACTTACCGCCAAGGTTAAAAAGATATAAAAACATGGGGGATTGCCGGTTTAGAAATGAAATAAAGGACTCATTAAAAGACGGCAAAATTATTGTTCAAAACAACAAAGTGCTTTGGCCAGACTATGGCATTATATTAAGAATTAGCCCTAATATTGCACTTGAAGGTATTGAAAATTAATTAAAACAGTTAAAGTTTTCTATCCATTTATATGTTAGTAAAATAACGTATAAATTAAAGCTCTCACTATTGTGGGAGCTTTTTATAAAAGATGAGATCAAAAGCATTACCAGTATCAAGAAGTTCCATTTCCAAATGGACCCTACTCTAATTAAAAAGTTTATAATAAACATTTGCACTAAGCACGCACTTTAAACCATATACTCATTACCCTTCAAAGCTATTATGAAGGGTAATATGAATGACAAAATTGGAACCGTTTCTACAAACATATTATTCCTTCCAAATCCTATCTTTCCATTCAAAGCCTCTATCGTGATCCCCATACAAATAACTACTCAAATATAAACAACCACTTGAAGGGAAACGAATGTTCGTGTATAATTAATGAAAACAAACGTTCTGTGGAGGAGGTTTAATTATGAAAAGATTATTCCTAAGCTCCATCGATAATAAGGAGAAAATCATAATCTTTTACATTGATAGTAAAAATAATGTTACGCAACGATATGTTCGTGTGATTAGCATGAATGATGATTCTGTCATCGCTTATTGTCTTTGGCGAAAAAAGATAAGAACCTTTAAATTAGAAAACATCCTTTCAGCTGGACCAATCAGAAAGAAGGTAGGCGCGTAGTATGACTGTAAATGATCGCGGAAATATCAAATGGACCGCAATGATGATGCCGGAGCATCACCAATTGCTACATCAAATGTGGGCGCAACAGGAACGTGAGGAAAAACCAGAACTTGATGAACAACAAGTGGAAGAGATAAATATGAAGCTGCAAGTCGCAATACACAACGATCTATTTGTTATTATTAAATACTTTAGTAATCACAATTTTAAGACAATTAGAGGTAAGCTTGAAAAAGTAGTATCACCACAGAACTATTTAGTGCTACGTGATGGAACTAAAATACAGTTAGACAATATTATTGATTTACAAATTGATTAAAGCCCCTCAAAGTGAGAGGCTTTTTTAATGTATTACTTATCGTAATTCTCATAATACTTTCTTAACATAGGATCCTTTCTATCAAGATATTCAAATGTGTCTTGTTCACTTTGTGTAGCTAATGGGTATATGATTCTTCTCCCGTCAAAATAAGGTTGAAATTCCTCTTTTTCTTTTTCCAATTAAATCACTCCTTAATTATCTTAGTATTATAATTCGATAATTTATAGGAGTAACCCTGCATTAAAAAGGAGAATTCAAGTTTTTCCTGAATTGGTTATTTTTTGATTGATTATAGTTGATTTTAGGAAAGTTTTCCTAGAAAGATGCCCAAACATATAAAAAATCCCCACTATAAAAAAGCGGAGATAAGTAGTGTTATTCTTTCTTGAATAGATCATCTACTTTACAGTTTAATATTTCTGCAAGTTTAAACGCATTCTCCAGTGACGGTTTACTATGGCCATTAATCCACCTCGATAAAACTGTCTGGCTGACTCCCATTCTTTCAGCTACTTCTTTTTTATTCATTTCTTTTTTTGCAATCCATAAGTTTATATAACTTTTCATTTTATCATCACCTAATATGTATATTCTTTGTAGTAATATAAAAACCCTTCATACTTTTAGTTAAAATATTTGAACTAATTTGTAATCAAGACAAACATACCCACATATGATTTATTAAACAGCTTCAAAAATTGCAATTCACTATTCATCACTTCGCTCTGTCATGTTCATTTGTATGTTAAGAAATATTTGCTTGTTTACATCTATCAAACTACTGATATAACAACAACGGAATATACCAAACAGAATACCAGGCCGGAAGTTTAAAAGGAAGTGAGAACGGAATATAGAACGGAAGGGAGGTCGGAAGGAATTGAAACTTGTTATTGGATCTAAAGTTCCTGATTGGTGGATTGACCCTAAGCCAAGAACAATAGATCAGTGGTGGAATGGGTTAGAGTGGCAAGATCATGTGCCGAAAGCAGAAATGTTGTATTTCAATGGATGCAATAGTGATAGTCTCACACAAGAGCTAATTTGTAATGCAGATGTATTAGCTTGGAGAATATCAGATTTAATTGGAATTGAATCGTTATATAAAATGGCAGCACATTCTGGAGAGAAGATGCGATTGGGGTTTGTGAATGAGTATAACAACATTGTGGAGTTGGTGAGTTCATGGACGTTATATTAGGTGGCGGAATTGCTGCAGTAACCATGTATGCATCTGCTAGATGGAATCCAACTGTAAGTGAAAAAAAGAAGATCATTCAGACATTAATCAATATTGGTTTTACAGTTAAAGACCAGGGACCAAAGCTATTTAAAATTAATAAAAAAGAGTACTGGATTGACTACATCTATAATGTACCGTTTGGAAAGATTGATGATGAGGACACACAACCCATTCTTGAAAAGACCTTGGGTAAACCGGTTAAAGTTCATTTTAAACAAAAATTATTTATTCGAGTGTATAATGATCAACTTCAAAAGAAAGTTCAATACAAAGATTTCCCAGCACTGGAAGGTTGGAGTATACCTGTTGGTAAAACTCAGGAGGAAATACTTTATCATGACTTTGATGAGATACCTCATTTAACAATTGCTGGAGCAACTAGGTGGGGAAAAACCGTATTTATGAAAGCAATGATCACACACTTAATCGAAAATCATCCTGACGATGTAGAGTTTTATATTCTTGATTTAAAAAGCGGTCTTGCTTTCCATAGGTACAATAATTTAAAACAAGTAAAGGTAGTAGCTGATGATTATAAAAGTTCAGCTGCAGCCCTAAAAGAAGTTGAAAGAGATATAAAGAAAACTATGCAGGAATTTAAACCTAAGTATTATGAGAACATTACTGAAACAGATATACCAATACGTAAATTTATTATCATTGATGAAGCTGGCGAGTTAATGCCTGATAAAAGTATGAGTGAGGCAGACAAAGAACATGCAAGAACCTGTAGAAGGATAATGAGCCACATAGCGCGAGTTTCTGGTGGGTTAGGCTATCGAATGATATTCGGTACACAATACCCAACTAAGGAAGTTATGGATAATCAGATAAAAGCAAATGCTTCAGCAAAAATATCTTTCAGACTCCAAACAGGTGTTCAATCGAAAGTGGCCATTGATGAGACTGGTGCAGAAAAGTTAGAGTACCCAGGTAGAGCGATTTATAAAACTGTTGATAATCATATTGTGCAAACACCATTCATTAGCAATGCAGAAATGTGGAAGAGACTAAGGAGGTATGAAGAAAAGAATGTTGCAGCAAGAGAGGAGACTGAAAAGAGAGGAACAGATACTATCAGCTTTGGAGAGTCTAACATATTCCACTAGGGAACAACTACAGGCTATTGAACAATTAGGGGGTGAGCGAAACGCCAGAAGGATATTGCTTGAGATGGAACAGAAAAAGCTAATTAATAGTGTTCGATATGATAAAAAGATTTATTATCTTTCCAATAAGGGGAGTGACCGAATAGGTAAAGGTGGTGTGAATTTAAAACGGTCATGGATCCAACACACATTAATGAGAAATGATTTATTCATTCTATTAGAACAGCCAAGCGATTGGAAAAAAGAATTTCCCGTAAAACGTAATGGAGAAACCTATCTTATACCAGATGCAATGTTTAAACAACATGAGATATATCACTTTGTAGAAATTGATAATACCCAAACAATGAAAACTAATCTTGAAAAAATTAAAAAATATAAGGATCTATTTAAGGATATAGAAAAACAATTTAAGCATAAGCCTGTGTTAATTTGGTATTCCCTGTCTCCGATACGAAAGGAAAAGTTAAGGGATGTATGCAAGAAGTCTGGTATTAATTTCAAAATATATTAAGGGGAGATTGCAATGGAAAAGATTTGGAAGGTTACTGAGACATTAATAAAGGTGATTGATGAAGAGGAAAACGCTGAAAGGAAAATACGTTTAATTGGTGTAGTAAAAGAACTGAAAAGTATCCATCAGAGTTGTATGGATGAATTAGTCGAGGTGATAGAATGA